CGCTTTTGCTCTCTTGCTATCTTTTGATCCAACTGCTCGATCAACAAGGTATTATCACCTGAAACGATAGTTTGATCAATATGGGCCTTGGATAAAAATCCAAATATACCCATCGACGTTATAAACATTAAAACTATAACAGCAAACGTAAGATATGATTTGAGAAGAAGTGGTACACGTTTCCAATTTTGATACAGCCACGAGGCGGTAACAAGTTTACCAACTTCAAGGCTAGCGCCCATAATTATTACAGGAATCTTCGCTGCAGCAAATATTGCTGCTAAACCAGCTATACTATACCAAGCAGCAACACCTGATATAGCAAGCGCAACAAAGAGGACAAGAAAAGCCATTATTCAGCTTTGGTGATTGTCCACACGCCATACACAATAGCTGCGCCAGCAGCAATCTTGGCCAGGGGATTAAGAAACAATACCAAAAGACCCAGTTTTATTAACAACAACCCATCCCACGTTGTTCGCTCTTTAATTCTTGATTTAAGCCAATTCATTTTATTCTCCCCTTGTTAACTCTAAAAGTTTGTCAATTTGAGACTGTATTTTTTCTTTTCTGTTGGGCCAATGAATATAATCTTTATCTGAAGTCTTCAATAGGTTTACAAGCAAAGGCATTATTAATTTTTCAACACCGGTCAATCTACTTTTAACCTGATCTTCAGTTGTTGTTTTTATTACATCAAACTCATCATCAAGATTCATCATCTTGGTGCTTAGATTATTCATAGCAGTTACTAACGCATCTACCTTTTGTTCAATGCGTAGAACATTATCGTTGATTCCTTCAACGTCTTCTTCAATTGGTTTTGTGTCTACTTGAACGGTTGATTGAGGTACTTCGTCAACAGCGTTGAAGCCAAAATCATACTCAGACAAATATTCTTGTGGGATATCTGGCATAACTTATTTCCTAATCTGAACTACTATTTATCTAAATGAACATATCCAATGTCATTTGCTTTTCAGCTGACCATTCAATGACGTCTAATATTGAATTTACTGGTTCGAGGTATGCCTTTTCAAACTGTAAGTCATAATCAACATTGTTCTTTATACCAAACTCTTTAGGTACACCGCTTGAAGTGAAGGTAATAACATTTTCGTGAAGAGTGTTAGGTACTTTTAAATAAAGAAACTTCACTTTGTCGCCTGAAAATATTGGGTCATGATTCTTCAATTTCCTTTCATTGATATGGAAGTTATAAAGAAGAGCGCCTCTTACATGTATTGGACACCCTTTCTTGTATATCGAACTTCTGTCTTTCCACTTATCAATATCGGAAATACCTCGAGGAAATGCTATGTCTTCAGGTGGTAGCGAATTAAATTTGTCCTTGCATTGCTGAATAAACTTTTGTGTTGTTTCTTCATCGGTTGTCATTATGACGCGGATAGTGTCCTTTAGCATGTTACGACATGGCATGGGCGTTGATGATCTTACAACTTCAATACCCATGATCTTTAGTTTAGGTTCAGTATACTGAACACCTTCTGAATTATATACGTTAAGAGCATAATGCTTTTTACCAGTCCAAATACCTTTGTCAGCAATAACTTCTCGCTTCATGACCATTCGTTGTTCGTAACCATTCATATACGAACACAACTTTTCATATGATTTAGCTAATAGTGGCTCAAACTTCTTAGACGCAACTTTGTCAATAAACTTAACACCCTTTTCTACCGTTAGTTTTTCACCAACAGCTTTCTCAACTAAATCCTTTGTACGAATGTACAATGAGTCTGTGTCAATAGCTACCACGTAATCTTCTTCGGTCTTAAGTAGCTTTCTCATATATTCGTTAATGGTGTTCTCGGCCCACCTAATAGTCAGCTGACCCGATACAGTAATAGACTCAGCAATACGCATGTCATAGTATCTGAAGTATTGATTTGAGAGTGCACCGTAAAGTGAATTCATCAAAATCTTTGTAGCCATCTGCTGATTGTTAAGTGTGATAATTTTCTTCTCAAGTTCGTATGTTGAACCCTTATCTTGGACTTCTTGTTCGGTCTTCAACATCTCTTTTTTAACAGCAGAGCGCTCAGCATAGAGCCCATCAATTATTTCAGGCAAAATACCTCTTTTGCTTTTGTCAAAATATTGACCTGTAGCAGACATTGTGTAGTTGTTAGGTATGTCGTATTTGGTCTCGTTGAGAAGACCGTCGACGGTAACACCATAACACCTATCGTTTACTATTGTCTCCGGAGACATATTATACTGCATAATAATGTGAGGGTACAGAGAGTTTAAATCGAAAGAGACAATCCAGTTGTGCATGCCATTCTGTGGGACCTTAACATGAGCCCCTTCAATCTGTCTTTCCTTTGTATGATATTCTTTTGGAGGTACAACGATATTTCTTTTCTTTAGATCATTATAAAGAAGAGCATCCCACATACCAACAGAACCAAATGCATCGACCATATTAACTAATGCTTTATAAGCAATAGTCATTGCTAGTGTGATTAGACCTGTTTTATCTTCAAGTCTATCAACAATGTCAACATCTTTGACGTTATAGTCAATAAACAGTTGATAGTTTTCTTTATAGAGGGTGTGAAGAGTTCCATATTCAGAGTAGTCGATTTTGTTTTCACCAAGTACTACGTGAGCAATATTATCAAGTTTATAGCTTTCTTGTGTACCATATGTGTAGCCGAACTTCTTGAAACAATCCATAAAGTCAAGTTGCTGGATACCGCGAAGCTCAAATACCTGTTGTGTTCTCCCAGCCAGCTGAATCTGTCTTTCTGATATAACACCCCATGGTGATAGTTTCTTAACCATATCTTCACCAAGGACTTTACCAATTCTATTGACCAAATAGACAGTATCAAAAAATCTTGAATTCCATCCTGTTAAGACATCGGGATAATTTGCTTGCCACTGATCAAGAAACTTCATCAGAAGCATGGCTTCGTTTTCACATTTTATATGTTTTACTCTGGATGAAAGATCCCCGGGTAGTATAGAATCTTCTTCGTTCCAATCACCTGTTCCAAACACATAGAAGATGTTGTCTATGTTATTCTTCAAACAGATAGCTGTGACTGGGAAGTTCGCTTCTTCAGCATGAGGAAAACCTTGGTCAGATTGAACCTCAATGTCAATTGTAGTTACGTTGATTATGTCTCTATCAAACTCAACACCACGATCGAGAAACGCATCTGATATGAATTGTATCACAAAATTAGTGTTACCATATATCTTAAAGTTTTCAACCCCACCGTACTCACGGAGAAAATCCTGACAGTCTTTCATGGAGCCAGGATTGAGTTTGTCAACGTTGTTTCCTTGAAGAGTCTTCCATTCACTCTCCTTGTCCGTAGAAACGTAGAAGGTTGGTTTATAAGGTATGCGCTCTCTTATCCTTTCACCGTTCTTATAACCACAAAAAAGGATATTGTTACCAAGCCTATCTACGCTTGTGTAGAATGTTGACATTATACGATAATTGATTGCTTATTAGGTGTGATGACATTGCCAAACATAGTATTATATTGTTCAACGACTGAACTATCTGGCTCTGCTTGATATACCACAAATTGCTTGGCAACGTTAATTGTTTTCTCTTCCTTGCTCAAGATTGGTGACCAAGGTGCAAAACCAAGGTGACCATTACCAGTTGGAATAGCAACAATAGCATTTTTTATTTTAATGTTATTTGTGTCTTCAAACACAACTTCCGCTACGACATCTTCACCAGACGACATACGAATAAGTTTAATATTGCTCATATTATAGCTCCAATTAAAAAAGAGAGCCCCGAAGGACTCTCTTATTATCTAACAAACAGCTGATAAAATCAACTAGCCTTTTCAACCAAAAGCTCAGGACCTTTGATTTCGATCTTACGTGGTTTGAGTTCATCGGGCACAATGTGCTCAAGCTGTATTGATAGTATTCCACTAATCAAAGCGGCACCTGTGACCTCAATACGCTCTGCTAAAGTAAATTTACGAACAAACTTCTTTTGCGAAATACCACGATGGACATATTCACGATCTACCAATCCGTCCTTTCCTTTATCTCCTTTAATGATGAGAACATTTTTATCGCATTCAATATCCAAATCTTGCATATCGAATCCTGCAACAGCTAGCTCTATAGCGTAGCTATTATCATCATACTTTACAACATTGTGAGGCGGGTACTGGACTTGGTGTTGTGTTGCTCGTTCGAGTTGATTAAAAAGATTATCAAAACCTACAAACGAAGCGCGAGGGAAGAAAATATCATTAGTCATAATGACCTCCTATTTTTTTAGCAAGGTTAAAAACGAGACCGGACCATTCCGCATCTCTATTCTATTTATACTGACTTTCTGCCAATATTATATTTGGCAACAAGATTCCAATCATTCTTGTCACCATAAGATAATACCTTAATCTGGCTTAGTGGAGCAACAGGTTCAGAACTTTTTTGTGGATTCACTAATTCAATGAGACCCCACTCTGCTAAGAGATTTGCTATTGTATTTCTTCTCGATACATCACTTACGTCAAAATTAGTTGGCTTACCATCCAAGGCAAAAAGTTCTTTAAAATGAACAATGTAGTATTTGCCTTGCTTGTGTAAAATGTGACATGACTGATATAGTGTCATATCTTTTCTTGATGCAATACCAATACGTGTCAAAGTTTCACGTACTTTGAGAAAGTCGTCATCTTCTTTTAACTTAATTTCGACAATGGAGTTTAGATCAACGGCCATCGACACCACCTGTAAATAATTTTTGTTTTAATTTTTTCAATTCGTCTTCAGTAAACAATGGTAATACTTGCTTTGCTTTTTCATAACTATAGCCATAATATTCAACAATTGTATCAAGGCTATTGCTTTGTTCTTTCTTATACCACTTACTAAATCTTTTGCGTTTACGTATACTATTTAGGAAAAAATCAAATTGCAGCTTATTATCGGTTTCAGGCCTCATGTTAAGCTCGTTGCAAAGAAGTACTGTATCAGCGAAATATGAAAGACCTCTGTTAACAACATAAGGGATATAGAGTTTCTCTGCTAGCTCAGGATTATCTGATGCTCCAATCAAGTCTTCCTTGGAATAATTGATAGCATTTATAAAGTCAAAAGGTTTCATTTGAAATTAGGCCCTTCAACCCACACAACTAGCGATCTACGAGTCCCTCGGGTAACAGGCGTTACTCGATGTAACATAAACGAAGGAAACATCAACATTTCTCCTTTACGGAGATCGTAGGAACGAGGTGTATCGCTATCTAATGTTTCAAACACCCCTCCCTCAAAATCATCATTGAGGGCTATAACAGCAGATAATTTTCTACCCATGTTTTGTGTAGTATAAAGATCTCCTGTATCCATGTGCCAATCATATTTACCTTCTACTGTTTCATGGTATAAAGTATATTGAATAGCATGGAAACCTGTTAAACTAAATTGAAAATAATCTGTATTAGCTTTGTTGATACAAGATGCTATTTTTTCGAAATAAAAACGCAGGTTCTCATCAGTAGGCATAAGCCACGATACATCGGATTTCCTTCCTGATGACAAATTTCCCTCGTTGTTCAAGTTACCAGTTTTACCTGGCTCTATTGTTAAATGATTCTCAACGTACCAATTGAGCCAGTTTATATCATTATCGTTAAAAAGACTAAGTGCCTTTAAAGCATAAGCACCAGTTCTGTCTTCGAAAGGTTTTAATAACCACATTATTCAAACTCACAACTAGACATTACTTCAGTAAAAAACGCTACGTTATTTATTTCTTGATCAGCAACAAACGCTGCTTTGTGTTGATAATCAGCCATCAAAACAACGAGCTGAGGTATGGACCTCTGCTTAAACTCCGTAGAAGATATGTCATATAGCTTTCTAAATAACGTTGCTGTGTCTATATCAGAGTTGTAAGCAACCCACTTTCTCATTCCCGTGAACGACTTAGCCTTGAGGTGTTTAATCAGTTCAGCAATCGATGCTTCACCGTTATTGGCTAGTATACCAGAATCTATCTGGCCAGTAGCACTATAGCGTTGCAGTTCATTTAGCACTCTTCTCCAATCAGGAAAATGCTTTGTAATAAGCTCTACTACTACCTTCTTATCAAAGTCTACATCCTCATGAACGAGAATACCATTGACACGATTTAAGAATTGAGAAGCAAGTTTCATCTTCTCATCTTTCGGAATATTAAAGTCCACAACACTGCATCGAGAGTGTAACGGGTCGATGATACGATTCTTAAAGTTACAAGTAAGAATAAAGCCGCAGTTGTTGCTAAACTCTTCCATAAAGTTGCGAAGAGCAGGCTGAGTAGAGTTAGGATTAAGGTAGTCGGCTTCGTCTAGTATAACATACTTGCGACCACCGGTAAAGGAAACTGTAGACGCAAACTGCATAATCTCATTACGCAGAGTATCAATATTACCATTCATACTACCGTTAATAACTATATAGTCCGCATTTACTTCTTCAAGCATAGCACGAGCTACAGTAGTTTTTCCAACCCCAGGTCCCCCGGTCAGTAGTAGGTTTGGAATATTCTTCTTATTTACAAACTCTTGAAAGACTACTTTAAGATTAGTTGGTAAAACACATTCACTGATTTTCTTAGGTCGATATGCCTCGACCCATAAAAATTCTGACATAATATAAACCTTTCTTATTCAAATTCAGAAGTAGCTTCGTTCACTATCGTATATGTAAGGCTACTATCGATAGATTTGAACTGAGCCATCTTCTGCTTGCTCAATGTAACTTCATATGAACCTACCATCATTTTAAGATTCTCTACCTTGAATAAAGCGTTGAACCTTTTATCAGTCTTACCAACATCATAACAAAACGTATTGGTTGTCTTGTTCTTGCTGTTAACAGCTTTGATGCTAATTGTCTCACCATCACCTACGATAGCAATCTCTGGTAGCTGCAACACATTAGCTGCTTGCATCACACCTTTAATCACCTTGTCTGTAATACTAAATGAAACATATGTATCAGGCAGCTGAAACGGTTCAAGAGATGGAATAATGCGGAACGTATTTTTATCAGCGTAGAAATAATCACTCTTTGCACCATTCTGACCACTTATGGTAAGATGCGTCGTATCAAAATCTAGGTCCGGCTCTTCGAGCAAGGACACAATGCCTAGAAATTGATTCAAATCATAAATGCCAAATTCCCTCGGAAACATCTCCTGAACCTCCGCTTCAGCAATAACTGTCTTTGTTTCGGAAACAGTTTTAAGTTTGTTGCCTGTATACGCATACAACGACTGATTGATTGAAGAAAAGTTTTTCAGTAAGTTAAAAGTTTTTTGTGTAAGTTTCATAATATAAATCTCAAATTATTTCTTGCTTTTATCTTTGAAGTCACCACCAACGGTAGCGCTAGCGCCAACTTGTGCAAGATCCATCAGGCTTCCACCAAACATATACGAACCCATGTGAGTAAGTTTCATCCATGGACACATCCATACTTTGATACCAGCTTTGCGAGCCCACTGGCAGAACATATAATCTTCAGAGAGATACCGTTTGGTTTCTTCATCAATCACACAATCAAAGTAAGCCATAATCTCACGTGAGCCATCAAATGCCTTTGTACGAACATGATCAGGCTTATAGGAGAACTCCGGATACGCTTCAGCATAGGCTTCGAAAGCACTACGTTGAATCATCATGAATCCTGTACCGCCCTCCAGTACTTCTTGAGGTTGATCGAGACGAATCTCATTGCCACCAGATGCAGGATTGAATACATAATCACCAACGTATCTTTCTAGCTGACCGGGATCATCATCTGCAAACCCTTTATCAACAGCGCGCTTAATCTTTTCCCAAGCAATTGCTTTCTTAGGATAGGGGCCACAAACAACTTGCTTGTCTGAACCAGGTTCTGCGATAGCTGCAAGAGCTAAAACATCAGTTGGATCAAAACCAATATCACTATCAATAAACATAAGATGAGTACAGTCTGATCTCATAAACTCATCAACCAAATAGTTACGAGCTCGAGTGATCAACGACTCGTTGAATAGATAATAAAATCGACAATCGACTCCATACTTCAAAGCAAGCTGTGCCAAGTCAGTTGATGACTTAGTATAGATACCAGCGCATTGACCACCGTACATAGGTGTAGCAACCATGATCTTTCGCTTCTGAAGTTCTTCAGTATTAATTTTTATTTCAACACCGGCCATGTTTAGCTCCATCATCTAATTTACAATTACTAAAGTCTGCTGTATACCACTTAGCTTGAGCTTCAGGAGACTTATCTTTCTGCCATTTCTTAGTTTCAGGGCTATACGCACCAACACGTGAGTTAATCTCTTTGATTACCTAATCCATGACTTTATCACCATGATAACCATACTTGGCTATCTCGCCATAAGCAAATACGATAATATCAGCCATAGCATCAATACGACCGTCATCATCTTTAGCTTCGAGAAACTCTCCAAGCTCTTCTACAATCATAGCAAGAAAGCCATTGCGATCTGGCTCCTGGAAAGTGATCAGACGTTCGTCTGACCACTCCTTAATACGCTCAAAATTTGTGCTCATTAAGCAACCTCATTATATTCAGCAAGCACTTTCTCTGCATGCTGTCGTGCAATATCATAAGGTACTGGTCCAGTTTCATCAGCATATGCAACAGGGTCTGTACGACCAAGTTTAATAAACGCTTCAATACGTTCTACTGAAGATGAACTCTTATAGTCTGAGTACCATACACCGTTAACCTGAAGAGGTTTATAAGATGTATTAGTACGGCTATACACTTCATCAAACTCAAGACCAAGCTCTACACAAAGAGCTGTACCATCTGTAAGAATATCAAACTTATCTCCATACAAGTAAGGAGTAAAGTAAGTTACTTTTTCTGCATCCCAGTTACCAATACGGAATGCTTGATCGTCTGCATCACGGAACTCTTGACGACAATCAGGATAGATTGCATGGTCACCAGCGTGAATGCCAAGAGCGATAGCAGTTTCTTCATCTGTCTTTTTAACAACAGATAGAGCCACTGCTTGTACAATAGATGCAAAGATCTTATTGCGATTAGGTACTACAGTTTGCTTCATATTGTCTTCTGCGTAATGACCTTCTGGTACATCGTCACCACCAGATACCAAAGCAGAAGAAAGCAGTTCAGTAATACCATCAAGCTTAATTACTTGATAGGTAATATTATGGCCTTTAGTAGCCAAATAATCAACTAATTGTCTAGCTCGCTCAAGTTCACATACATGCTTTTGACCGTAGTTCATAGAGATAGCAGTTACATTTTCTGCACCTACTTCTTTAATACAGCGTAGTAAGAGAGTTGAGGAGTCCATACCTCCGGAAAGAGAAACAACAATATTTTTCATTTTAACACCTTTATATAGAAAGCAGTGTGATCTTTAAAGTGGTTAGCTTTCATAAACCACTATTGTCTTGCAGTTTTGGTACAGAAGTTCATCACATCTACTATACCACCGCCATACTTGTAAAGTGTATTATCATCAGTTGCACGAGTAGGATTAATATCTACCCCGCCACGTCTGGTATATAGACACGATACAAATAATTCTTCAGGATCTAATAAGTCGTACAAGCGCTTGTAAATACATTCACAAATTTCCTCATGGAAATGATTCTCTTTGCGCATTGATACGATATACTTAAGTAATGATTCTGGTGTAACAGAGTTTTCACCTTTAATGTGAATATATACATCACCCCAGTCAGGCTGATTAGTTACTCGGCAGTTAGAACGTAATGAGTAAGATCTCCAACGTTCGTATCTACCAATAGAAGGAACTACTTCTAAAATATCAGCACTTTCATTATAGTTGTCGAACGACATATTCTGTATGTTACAATAATGCTCTAGCGAGGTAAAGTCACCAATAATAGGTTTAACAGTATCAATATCGCCCCTCTGAATAAAAACTTCAACAACACCGCCAACTGCTTTAGACAAATCGTTAGATATTTTATCTTCTATAATATAAACATCATCAGTGGTTTCAATTAGACGAGCCATATTATAAGAGTTAAGATATAATTTTACAGATTTACTCTCAACAATATTAGGGGTGTCAGATGGATAGGTAAACTTTACCCAGCCAGATACAGGAAAGCCATTCGTGAGAAGAGTGGAAAATTCATATCCGTTCCAAGCATCTACACCGACAAACGGAAGATCGTTATCATCAATATCATATGCAGTACGATTAAGATGACGAGGTACACCAACAAGCAAAGATGCATCCACATTATCAGGAGTAATATAAGGCTTTACTACAGACCCGTCACCAGCTTTACCTAAATGCTTACTCGC